GTTGACTTTGTTCGGCAACAGGGCCTTATACGTCACGCGCGAAAGCCCCAGCAGATTGCCCGTGGTGGCGGTCGTGTGGAAGTAGTTCAGACCGTTGACCCATGCTGGGACGGTTCCGACGCCGGGCAGGGCGTAATAGTCCGTCGATTGTGGAATGATCGCGCCGAGGTTGGTGATGACGAACGTGCCCGCCGTCTTGTCCACGGTGGAAACATACGGCAGGTCGTCGGGGACCGCAGCAGTGCGATGGGTGCCGAGATCGTTGGAGTAGATCTCCAGCCTCATGCCTTCCGTCACCAGATTCGCTGCGTACTCCGAATCACAGGTGACGGTCTCGGTCCCACCACCGCCGCTGGTGACGCTGGTTGACAGAGCCACAAGCCCCTGAGCCGCGCCGATGGCGTGCAGCCCAATGTCAAGGTAATGGATGTAGGTTGTCGGGGCCTCCTTCATCGCATCGTTGAATGCGTTGACGATGGCGAGTTCCTGATTCTGAGTGGTCAGCACGTCTTCCATGTTCAGCTCGAACGCGAGCTGCGTGGTGAAGTACGTCTGGTACATCTGCTTGATGTTCGTTTTGGAGCCAGTCATCAGGCTGCCGCCCGCAAGATTGGCTTTGCCGAACACCCCGGCCCGCTGCATCTTCATCGGGATGCGAAAGTCAAGACCGTTAGTTGTTTTGGTGATTTTTTCCGCGGGCGCTTTCTGCATGAGCCCGTAGAGAACGCCCTTGCCCGCAGCCTCGTAGGCTTCCGGCAGGACTTTGCGAACCTTCTCGATGGTCGCATTCAAGTATTCATTTGCCATTGCTGGTTGCTCCTGGAATCGAAGATGTGCGCTATCTAGCCAGGGCCATGATGTCTTCGACCGTCCCGCCCTTGGCGCGAAGTTCCTTCGCACGTGCGGCCAGATCAGTTGTTGGATTCACGACTCGGTTAGTCCCGCCAGGCTCGGGCCTGGCGGCTGCCTGCTGCTGCGCGTTTGTCGTCGCCTGCGCGGAGGCGTTGAGAATCGGTTGAGCAACGGCATCAATCACACCTTTGCGGTGTGGCGCGACGGCCCGCTTCACAAACGTTCTCATCATGTCAGCCATGGCTTTCTTCGATTCCGCCGAAGGTGCCCGCTTGGCTCGCTGACGAATCAACTCATATTCACGCATCCAGCCGGGATTCGATTTCTTCGCGTCCTCGACCTTCTGCGTAAGTTCATGCACCATGTAGCCCCATTGCGGCTTGCCTTTGAATTGCTGTGCCACAGGAGCCAATGCTGCTTCAATCTCTTCCGTCTGCGCGGCTAACGCCTGTTCATCGGCCTGACTCATCTGCAAGTCGAGCCATGATTGATGCTCCTGCGCCCGCTCAGCATAGAACTGGCGCCGCTCCTGCTCAAATCTTTCACGCTCCGACTGAAACGGATCGCGTTGACGCAGATCGTCGGCTGTCTTGAATTTCCCCGTCAGATGAAAGTCGAGATTCTGAGCCAGAAGCAGAAGTTGCTCATCCCGCGTGGTTGCCGCCCGCTCGTAGAGATCCTGGATCTGCCCGCCAATCACCTGCGATCTGATGTGCGAGTAGACCTGTGGCGCCACTTGCGGTAGCCGCTGCATCAGTCCCTCGGCCACGAGCGCCACACTATTCGGGTTCGTTTGAGGACTGATATGGAAGTCCAACCACCGGCCGATTTGCTCCGGATTGCCGCTGCTGAAGTCATCGAGCATCTGCTGCGACCCGAGACTTCGCATGTAATGCTGTTGGATCAGTTCGACCGTCGCGCCTGGGATCATGCTGTCCAGCGCCCGCACAAAGTCCGCGTGAGCCAGAAGTTGCTTTGCCTTTTGCTCGCGGAAGAAGTACTGCTTGCCCTCTACCCGGTCGGGCTTGATGTCGAAATCGTCTTCGATCCCGGCAGGCTGTTCGGGTTGGCGGGGAGCTGCTGGAGTGGATTCCGGTTTGGCTTCAGTGGTCCCCTCGCCTGGTGTTTCCACAACAGGTGGCGTCTCCATGGAAGCCGAGGCGTCGTTGGACACGGGTTCAGTAATCGCATTGGGTGGTGCGTCTTGGACAGCGGGCGTCTCGATTGCACCGAGATCGGCTGTAGGGCTAGGCTGCATTGGCTTGTGCTCCGAGTTGCTCGGCTGGTGGCGGCGTCCCGCCTTGTTGATCCACCGACGGAGGTGGGGCCTGTGCCCGCTGCCAGCACGCTTTGCCGTAGAGTACGACATTGCGGTAGCCAAGCCTGTTGCGCTCAGCTTCGGTCTGGCCTGCGGCGCTCCTGCACCACTGCGCTACGTTGTTCGCTTCCGTCGCAAAGTTGGGGACAAACTCCTCGGGTTGTTGCGAGGGTTGTTCCATTCCGTCAGGTCCTACGATGGGCTGTTCCTCGACCAACTGCTGAATCTTGCGGGCCGTGTAATCCCATTCGTCCTTGCCGGGAATTTGGAGATCCGTGATGCCGGGCAGAATCTTATCGACCAAGGCTCCTACATTGCTCATGTTGCGGAACTGCTTGTTTGTGGCATCGAGCCCAAACAGGATCTCGGCAAGCAACGGAGACTGACTGATGATGTTGTCGATGCGGGCTTGGATTTCGGCCAGCGACATTGGAATTCCGACTTCGCACTTGAACTCGTAATCGCCATTCTTCAGGGCTTCGAGATCCACTACATCGGCCGTGCTGAGCCCGCCTGACTTTATGCTGACCTGGATATCAGCCGACGCCCGGCGCACAACCATCTTGACCGCCAGATCGAACACCTGAGCGTAGAACCGCGAGGCAAATGTTCCAGGCGTGCCCAAGACTTGAAGCGCCTGAGCAAGTTCCTGCTGGACCTGCAATGCCGTTTTCTTTCCACCGGAACTTCCGCCCCATGCCGATGGCAACAGTCCCCAGTGTTGTTCGATGTTGTCTTTGATCCACGCGGCCAGCGGCATCGCCTGATCGGGGAACGTGGCAGTTGGGAACTTTACGATGGCGTCTTCAATGCGTCCGCCGAAAGTCGGCAGAATCGGAATCGCCTCGGCTGGTAGATGCGACTTGCGCTTGAATGCCTTGGCGTTGAACAGATCTGAGCGGTAGCCATAGGTCGGCAAACCGCGCTCTAGCAACGCCACCATAATGTTGCCCTGATCGTTTATGGCGTCTTGATGGCCGAGCCCAGCATAAGCGATCGGCTTGTGCTGAATCGTCTTGCCTGGCTCCGGCACACCGACCACCCAGCAGTCGCTCAGATTCTCATGCTCGATCCGGACGATCGCGCCATCGACCAGGCTGATTTTCATGCCGAGCGGGTAGTCCTGCTGGAGTTCGCCGCGGAGCGTCTCGTCCGTCAGGCATTCATACATCGCCGGCCGCAGCCAAATGCGCGTGTAGGTCCAATAGTTCTGCAACGCCGGCAACCCTGAGCCGCTGTTCGCTGTCTCCTGCGCCCGTGCATGACGTCCGGAAAGATTGGTTTGAGTATTGCCGCCCTGAACCTGTTCGGAGTTCTTGACTAGCCTGCGGAGATCTTCACCGAAGTAGTTGAGCAAGATTCCCTTGTGCTCCTCGTACTCATACCGCAGATACGGTGTCGATTCGAGGCTGTCTTTGCAGCCCTGTGACACTGTAACCGTAATGGGGGTGCAGAGTGTCAGCCGTGGACCTGCCTGCGGGAACTTCGCGGTTCCGGTGAACTCAGGCACGACTGCCGTTACCGGCTCTTCCCAGTTGCCATCCGAGATCTCAGACTGACAGGCAGGGCATGACATGACCTGTGACGGCATTCCCGTCATGGGGTCAAGCATGTCGAGGTAGTGCGGCGCCGGTGACTTCACCCCGCAGTTGCGGCAGAGGAATCCGCCCGGCTCCAGCATGACATCGCGTGGGGTGTACTGCGGGACTTCGACTTTGCCGAACATCTTTTCATCGGCGACCCATTGCAGGTAGCCGTAGACCTCGCCTGAATCCCACTGGCGGCTGAAGAATTCAAGATTCTTTGTCGGCAAATCCCAACAGCTTGTCAGCCATGTTTTGAGCGTGTTGGCTGAGCGAGCCGCCCGCCGGTCGGCTTCGCGGCTTGGGTTGCGGGGCTCGGCGACCCCGTTGTAGAACGGGCGGCTCCCCAGAATCGAATGATACTTCCGGCCATACCCCTTGATGATGTCGAAGTTAGAGTCATAGACGCCAGATTGCTCGCCGATGTCGCCGATACCTGAGAGCGTTGCACCCGCATAATCCAAGGCCCCGGTGGCCGACGATGCCGTCAGAATGGCGAACTGATCGCCCTTCATGTAGGCATCGACGCGCCGGATCTGGAGATACCGCTTTGCCCGCTCGGTCGCCGTCTCCTTCTCGACGTATTCGTCGATCAAGCGGCTTAACGGATCGCGCAGCTTATCAAGCGGATCTTCCGGCTCGGCTTTGGATTCGACTGTCGCTAGAAGCGGATTCATGCCAGTTCCGAATCAAAAAACTTCTCTAGATTGGCCATTGCGGCCTGCTGAGCTTCGGCCTGCACGGATCTGGTCGTGCGGATCGGAGAATAGACCGGCTCAGTCTGTTCTATCTCAGGCATCGGCAGGCGTTCACTCGCCATGCCGAAGATCGAGCGCCCCGTCAGGCTTAACCATGCGGCATCGGCCACGCGGCGGATGTCCTCGCACCGGGCTTCCGCCATGTCACGCTGAAGCGAGATCTGATTGATCTGTTCCTGAAGCGCCGCGCACTTCATCTCCAGCACGGCGTAGCCGGGGATGAGCAGTCTAAGCAAGCCCATCTTCTCCCTCTTGGCCCATTGCCTGACCTTCTTCATCCTCGCCCAAGACTTCCAGGCATTCCTTCAACACGCCCTTAAGGTAAGCGAGTTTCGCCGCTGCGCTCTCTTCCTTCTCTAAATCTTCGGCCGCGCCCACCTTGGGCGACATCGGCATCTTGCCTTTCATGCCCGGAGGTCCGAGTCTGGGAGGCGCATCCTGCTTGCCGATTACTGCGATCATGAGTTTGGGTTTGTCCATGTGTCTCCCCTTTCTCAATTTGAAACGCCGGGGTTGATAAGTTCCACCTGGAGGGTATCCATCGTTATGGTGTTGGACGCACTTGCCGTGCCCCATTGGGCCGTTACATGGACGTTCCTTGGTACAAGTGTCGCCCATTCAAACGTACCGCTATAAGCGGAAGTTGGTGCAGATACCCCTCCCACTCCAAAGAAACTAGGTCCGCGTTGCGCTGTTCCAGATATCCCGGTTGCGCGAACGACGAAGTCTGCTTGGGCGGACCATCCGTAGTCGGACGCATTATTCGCGGTAGTGACGTAGGTTCCCGCTACTGGATATCCGTCCACTCCGGTCCCACCGACGCGAATGGTGAGGGTGAGCGTGGGCGTTCCGGTTGTCGAATATTTCCCGCCGGCCCTGATCCTGACAATCAGCCCAACTTGATCGGTGTATAGCGCCGGAATCTGATAAGACTTGCTGAACGCTGTCTCGCTCGCCGTGTTGGCGATTGCTGACGAACTGGTGACCGCGTTGTAGAGCGTGTTGTTCCACTTCCAGATTCCCCATGGCTTCATATTGATCGACATACCGGCGGACCATGAATTCGTTCCTACCGGGTTGGGAAGGAGCTCTGAATCCGGATTGTATGGAAGGAAAAACATTCCTAGCGTTGCGCCTGTCCAGGACGAGTCATCCAGCAGGGTCGTCGCTGAGATATTGCACATATAGCAAACATAGGCAGCAGGGAAGTGACTGCCGTGAATGGTGGTCGCCTGTGAGACGAGAATTCCAATGGCCCCGGACGTTATGTTGAGACCAGTGAACATGCCGTTATCAGTAAAGCGCAGATTGACACCCACGCCGGACGATCCTGCCCCGATGGCAAAGTGTTTGAAGTGGTTTTTGGCTACGTCTAGAATAAAGCCGTATGGATTGCCAGTATCTGCGGCGCCAATTCGAATGCCGCTTGATGTTGCAACCCCGTTGGAATAAATCGAGATATTCTCCCACACATTGTTATTGGCCCCGATCACCACGCCGCTCGGATTGTCATACGCCGTGAGGTCGATGGAGTATGAGCCGCAACTGTCGATAGTCAGGTTGGTAAACGCCGAACTGAACGGATGAATCGCATACAACGCGCGGTCGGCATGATGTGTCTGGGACCCACAACTGAAATACATATCCGAGAGCCGCACTCCCGCGATGGGGCCTAGGATCTGGAGCATTGTGCCCGAATCCGCGCCGGCCCAGTTGAGGCTGGTCGCCCCGCCGGGATTGAGGATCTCTGAAGATGTTCCGCCTGCTCCTTGCCCAATCAGACCGACGTTCTTGCGAGTCGATGCTCCTGCGGCTGAGCCATTGCCAATCGAAATTGTGGCGTAAACGGTCGTGGCCCCGGCAGGCAGGAGAATTGAGCCGCCTGCCGCCGGTAGATCACTCAATGCTTCCGGGATGCCGCCCGCAGCAGATGAGATCGCCCACTGGCCGGAGTGCGTATTCGATGTAGTAAAAGTCAGCGTGCCCGTCGATGCCCCAGAGGTACAACTGCCTCCAGTCACGAGTACGGCTTCAGCCGTCCCTGTCCCCCCGGAGATGTAGACGTAATGGTTCGCATCGGTCCCGTTGATGCCCTTAGGGCAAGGGGTCAGCGTGACAGTGTTGGCCCCGGAGGCGCTGAGGTCTCCCGTGGCTCCAATCCCATTGGTGCGGGTGAAGCGATAGTCAGATGCAGTCAGGAATGGCTTGTTCTTGATCTGGCTCCAATCGACCTGTTGGCCCTGGATCACCATTGCGAAGAACATCAACCCTGCAAGCTTCTTCATACAAGCCCCCAGATATCCATGCCGGCCGAGGGGACAAACCCGTCTTGCCAAGTGATTGTGTTGCCGTCGCGCGTATAACCGCTGTTCTCGCGCCAGATCGTTCCGTTGCAGACTACCGCAACTGGAGTGGATGAGAAGGTAAATGTGACGCGCTCGCCATCGGGCGCCTCCAGGGGGGCGGCGATGGTCTGGTAGTTGATCGTTGGAATCCACGATAGATCGGTTTGCGGCGCGAACATCCCGCAGAGCACCATTGCGGGCTTGCGCCAGATTGCAGTGAAGTTCTTAAAGTAGATCATTCACTTTGCCCCTGGATGTAGTCGCGGGAATCCTTAGCGAAGCGGTACGCGGCCGGAACCGCTCGCATGATATGAGATTTGGGCGTGAGCACATTGGCCATGCGGGCTCCCCAGTACAGAGCCGGCGCGGCAAGCACGCCTCGGGTTAGCATCGCAAGTCCCCGGTCCATCGGCTCAGGCCCAACGGAAGCATCGGCCGATTGCCTGAGGTTGTCTGCGCTTTGGCGCGTTCTGGCAACCCACCCAGGAGATCCAAGCCGCGTTGCTTCGCCTGCATTCGCTGCGGCGTCGGCAACATCGGCGGCATAGCGGTCGAACCCGGCTTTGATCGAGCCACCGGTCTTTGCGGCATCGTATCGGATGGCGTCAATCGCTTTGCGGAGGTCCATCAGTTTGCGTACCTCCGGCGCGTCGGACCGGCCACGCGCGGCAATGTGAATGGCTGAGGTTCAGTCTCACCCAACTTCGCCTCGTGGTATCGCCGCACCAGATCAAGATTCGAGTTTTCCCAGCCCGGCGCGATGGCGTCCATCTTGGCCTTGATCTGGACATCGCGCGGGGCTTCCTCATGGCCGAACGGGAAACCTTTGATGAGATGAACGGCGGCATCCACCAAATCGTCGCCGTCCTGCTTGTCGGCTTCCTCGGTGTTGCCGGGTTTTTCCTGAATTGCCTCAATGCACGAGATCAATTGCGGCAAGGTGTTGAAGATTTGCAGGACCGGCAGTTTTTCTTCAGCGGCTTTCCGGAACGAATCCCGATATTCGTGATATGCCAAAGCGCCTTCTGTCAGGACTAAGTGCTTCGCATACTCCTCATTGAACTCAGCGGCCATGACGAGCGGTTGCCATCGCATATACTCTCGCATCAGACTGAAGCCATGCCGCCGCTTGGTCCCGCCGCCGGCCGGGATCAGGGTAATGACGGTGGACCGCCCGTGTTGAAGCTGGCGCCGCTTGACCGCTTCCCATGCCAGCTTCGGGTCTAGTTTCTCCTCGTCATCAGTTGGACTGAAGACAAATGCCGCGCCTGCTCCCAGAACCGTGTTGATGCCGCGGGCGATCTGATCGGCCTCACTCTCGCGTCCGTCCTTGTGGAAGCAATCGTGTGACAGAAACAGGTTCATGTGACGAGAGGGCAAGCCGTCGAGGTCGATCATGCTCAGCCGGGCGACTTCCGCCCCGGCTTGCACGGTATCGAGCCCCTTGAATTTCGTCTCGCGGTACAGCATCAACTGCTTGTCGGGGCTCCACGCGCCCCAGACCACGCCGGTATGGTGAGAGAATCCCCAGTCCATCCCGATAGCGCGAGGCCACCACGGGGCCAGTGGACGTGCCGGGATGACGTGCAGTGCATTCTCTGGCTCACTGGCGCGGCGCTCCTTCCGGAACATCGGGAAGAATGAGCCCTCGATACAGTCGAAGTCCCCCAGCGCCATGCGCCGATACTCGATTTCGTTAAACTGCTTCAACGCCTCCAGGTTGCGAATGTAGGACTGGTCCTGATCGGCAAGCCAATACGGGTTATCCCATGCTGTTGAGTAAATCCACACGCGCGTGTTGCCAGTGAGCGGGCAGCGATATTTCTCACAGCTCTTTATTGGTGAGCCGTCTGGCCGGAATCGGAACCGCGCGTTGATCCACCTGACGCCAGGACCGATCGGGTTCGCCGTCAGCATCATCTGGCACTGCATTTCGTTCATGTAGCGCGTGCGGTTGCGTTGTTTTAAGCGAATCCAGAGCAGTTCACTCGGAATGTGCGAGGCTTCTTCCACTACGATCCGGACGTACTCATGACCCATGTACTTCATGTAGGACTGCTCGTCCTCCAAGTGCCCGAAAAAGCCAGTCGCGCCACTGGGGAAGCGTACCGTCATGGGATTCTTGGGGCATTCCGCCCCGAGGCGGCGGGCGATTGCGGAGAATCGGTCGAACCAGTCCGTCAAGTCAACGCTGTTGCGGCGCAGGACCAAAAACCGATAGTGCGGATGATTGCAGTAGGAGACATCGGCGCGGCTGTTCCGCGGAGCTGGATTGCCCTTGAGAATGAAGCCGAAGGTATCCTCGGTTTTCCCGGACCCGGCGCCGCCCAACAGCGCAATTTCATCCGCCCGCGAAGTGACAGCCCATTCGTGCGGGCCTGGCGGGCAATCGCAGGGCAGCATCTCCTGATGGTGGAAGTGCTTTACGCCGTTCTCGTCGATGTTGTAGCCCGCGCAGGCAATGTAGCGCCATGGGATGTTCTCGGGCGGGATCTGCGGGGCGTGGGTTCGCAGTTCGTCAGGACTGAACC